AGACCTCGCAAAACACAGGGAAGAGGCAAAGAAGCAGATAGAATCAGAGAAAAGTTGAAGTAAGACTCGGATGAAAATTGAATCGACACTCATATAATGATTCATGAGTGTCTTCATATCCATTCCTGAGTCTTCCTGCGGTATTCAAGGCGGAGCCTGCTTTGATGGTAAGAAGTTCCTAAAGTCTCACAACGAAGATTCGTGGTGGATTGATCCTCCGAACTTCGTGAAGAGATCGATAAATGACTCCATGCCAGTCTTTGGGAGGTCTCCTCCTCAGATCATAACTCAGTCCCTCAAGGACGCGTACTCTTCAGTCACATCAAGCAGTATTCCCTGGATCAGTGCTCTTGGCAAGGACAGGTTTCTCAAGGTTGTGAGTCGAGCCTACAAGGAGACTGAGGCTTGGCTTGAGTCTGATGATGTCAAAGATTACATGAGATTCCACCTGCTGGAAAGAGAAGTCCTCTCACTCCTACAATCGACAAAGGTCGACACAAGGGAGTTTGAGTCAAGGAAGTCATCGCCGTCTGTGGAGTCATTCCGTCCGAACAGCTCAGGCTACGCTCCTACCGTCCTGTACTCGCAGGCTACTTCAACAGGAAGGCTCAAGGTTGTCGAAGGACCGAAGATTCTTACCATCTCGAGGCAGGATCGAAAGGTAATCTCATCAAGGTTCTCAGACGGCAGAATCCTCCAGGTCGACTTTGTGTCCCTAGAACCTCGAGTTGCACTCTACTCAGTAGGCCAGAATCCTGGAAGTGATGATGTGTATGAGTGGATTGCTCGATCTGTGGGCTCAAACCTGTCAAGATCAAAGGTGAAGGTTCCTACTCTTTCAATCCTCTATGGTCAGGCTGCAAGGAACGATGACCCAGTGTCATCTTCTCTTCGAGAGAAGATAGGCGCAATCTTTCGTGTGAATGATCTTCGTGAGAGGGTCACATCAGGTAGGTTCACTAATGGGTATGGCAGGCCACTTGAGCAGGTCGAGGACAGGCTTGTCATCTCACACTTTGTGCAATCGACTGCCGTTGATGTTGCTCTTCTCGGATTTCGCAAGTTGCTCGCCGACCTGTCTTCGAATGTAGGGAATGGAATTGTGCCCATCTTCGTGCTTCACGACGCACTCATCCTTGACGTCTCGCCAGAGTTCTACGGTCTCTTGAAGAAGAGGGTCGAGGAAGGGGTCAATGTCGACCCACTCGGTCACTTTCCCCTGAGCCTTGGACCCATCTGGGACGAATAGTTATTGTCTGGTGTGAAATGAGAAACGAAGTCCTGGCCAAGAGAATCCTACGCAGAATCATCAGTGAGCAGATAGACGAGCCGCTCGATGCTTTAGAAACCCCATCCGATTCTTCATCTCCCTATGATGAGCAGGATGACTGGTCTTCCCCTACAGGAAGAAAGTCAAACGCATACAAGGTCGCTGAAGAGACAGCGAGACAGAACCCACAGGCCCTACTGGACAGGCTTGGCTCTACGAAGATGGACACGCCCTCGACAGGCACTTCCAAGGATGTGGAGAATTACCTCAGGCAGGTGATAATGAGACACCCTGACCTGTCGCTGGTGTACAAGACTGTGACTTCCTCGAAGGGATACATCTACATAGAGAGGCGCAAGTCTGTAGACACATCAGGCTTCAGTGCTGAAAAGTCCTTCATGACAGGAAATGCTGCGGCTGCAAGGTACATAAGCCTTCTCCTCGTAGCGGCCGGCCGACTTGGATGGATAAAGTTCAAGCCAGGCTCTGACACCGTAATGTTCGGCGGTGAGGAGAAGTCAGTCATCAGGGTCTCGCTGCCGTCATACGGGTCCTTGCCATCTGGTGGAACAAAGCAAACATCCACTAAAGATGCGAATGCTCCTGAAAATAAGAAGTGAAGACATTACCATGAATCATGGAAAATAATCTTGAGCAGATTGAAGCAAAGTGGAACACTCTCCTAAAGGTTTCTGAGAATACAGGAGATCGACGAAACAGCATCATTCATATGCTTGATTCGATTGGCGATCGGTACATCATGGCTCCTGCCTCAATGTCCTCACACCTGGTAGGTGCCTGTCCTGGTGGGCTTCTTGAGACGACACTATCAGTCATCAAGAAGATGAGGTCCATCTCCAAGGCCCTTGACCTCGAGGTGAGTGCAGAGTCGATTATCGTGGTGGGTGTCTGTCACAGTCTCGGTCTACTTGGAGGACCAAACAAGGGAGAGGACTACCTAATCCCTCAGGACTCAGACTGGCACATCAAACAAGGAAAGCTTTACAAGTTTGGTGAGAATGTCGGAAAGATGCCCATCGCTCACAGGAGCCTCTACCTGGCCCAGCACTTCGGCATTCGTCTCACCCATGATGAGTGGCAGGCTATTGCCCTATCAGGAGGACATTCTCGTGAGGAGAATCGATTCTACGTTGGAAGTGAGTGCACACTTTCTATCCTCCTGATGCAGGCTCGTCAGTGGGTCTTTGGCGACAGTAATAGTTAGCATCATGGATGAGAAGCTTCTAAGAAGACTGATTTCTGAGATGGTGCTTGAGGCCATTGAAGAACTTGATGAGGAAGAGGAACTCGATGAGTTCTCAGGAGTAGGGGCAGTGGCAGGATACGCCCTTCCCCTTGGAATGGAACCAAAGGTGAAGAAGAACAGGAAACTCGGTGAGGCAGTTGCAATGGCAGGTGCCGTGATGCCAGCAGACTCATCATCAGTTGGTGGTTTCGATGATCACCTCCCAAAGAAGAACAATAACAAGCGTATCATGTTTCGGACTCCTGAGCAGGCAATAGAAGACTACGAGACCTCTATTGAGAAACTTGCTTCCTCATTTGGAGGCGCAGAGTCACCCTTCGGCAAGAAGGGTGCGGGTTCTCGTAACAGGGTCATTCAATTCCTGACACCGAAAGTCTGAACAACTTACAAACACTTACTACAATCTTGTTGCGGGTGGTTCCGCAATAAGGTGATGGACGGGGGCGACGCCGTTCCTCACTACTTCAACAGCAAAAGGACAAAATAATCATGGCAATCGATTTTGACGCAATTCGCAAGAAGCTTGGCCAGCTCTCCGGCCAGAACAAGAAGTCCACTATCATGTGGCGCCCTGAAGAGGGCAAGGACTACAGCGTTCGCATCATCGCGATGCCGAACAACGACGGCCAGCCCTTCAAGGATCGCTGGTACTACTACGGAATCGGTGGTGACAAGGCTGCCGCAATCCTGGCCCCATACCAGTTCGGCAAGCGTGATCCAATCCAGGAGCTGATCAACAAGCTCCGCGAGGACAATTCGGACGCCAGCCGTGAGCTTGCTAAGAAGCTCTACCCGAAGATGCGCACCTATGCCGCTGTTGTGGTTCGTGGTGAGGAGGACAAGGGCGTTCGCCTCTGGGCATTCGGCAAGATGATCTACCAGGACCTCCTGAAGCTCATGCTTGATGAGGACTACGGTGACATCACCGATCCCCTCGAGGGCCGTGACGTCAAGGTGTCTGTGACCAAGCTGCCCGGCAAGCAGTATGCTGACACCAAGGTCACTCCGCGTGGAACCACTTCCCCCCTCTCCAAGGACAAGGACCAGATCAAGACCTGGCTCTCTTCGATTCCGAACCTCGATGCCTACGAGGACCTCACTCCGGTGGAGGAGATCGAGAAGCGTGTCAATGACTGGCTCGGTGGAGGCAATGAATCCAGCACCAGCGCACCTGAGCGTGATGTCGGTCTCACTCGTGGTAACAAGTCCGATTCCATCGAGAACGACCTCGCAGAGCTTCGTGGCAACAAGCCTGCTGCTCCGGCAAAGAAGAAGACGATGGATGACCTCGAGGATGCCTTCGCAGACCTTGAGTAATTCTCTCTGACGTTGCTTCACCCAGGGTCAAACCTGGGTGAACACGTTTAAGGTGCAGGTACAATTAGAAAGGAGAAGCAACATGGCAAGAAAGAAAGTAGTCAGTGAAGAGACCCTGTCCGCGACCGAGGATTTCACCTCGGACCTCATCAACTCACTCAACAAGGACCTCGGTCACCGAGTCGCATACAACCTGGCCTCTGACACTTCACCCACACATGTGAAGCGCTGGATCTCCACAGGTTCCAAGGGCCTGGATTACATCATCGCGAACCGTCGAAATGGTGGCCTGCCTGAGGGTCGAATTGTGGAGGTGTTCGGTCCACCTTCCATTGGCAAGTCCCACCTTGCAGCGCAGATCTGTCGTTCCACCCAGCGAATGGGAGGAATTGCGGTCTACATCGACACTGAGAACGCCACCAACCCAGAGAACCTTGAGGCCCTCGGCGTCAATATTGGAAAGCGATTCGTTTACGTGGACACTCACTGTACCGAGGAGGTCTTCGACATTGCCGAGAAGACCATCCTCAAGGCGAAGGCCCTGAACAAGGATGTCCCGATCACCATCATCTGGGACTCGGTGGCGGCCTCCTCACCGAAGGCAGAGCTTGAGGGCGCGTACGATAAGGACACCATCGGCCTCCAAGCCCGAGTCCTGTCCAAGGGAATGCGAAAGATCACAGGCGTCATCGGTGACCAGAGCGTACTCTTTGTCTGCCTCAACCAGGTTCGAACTAAGATCGGCGTGATGTACGGAGACCCGACGGCAGTGCCAGGAGGCAATGCCATTCCGTTCCACTCTTCAGTCCGGATCAAGCTCGGTGCAGGCTCACAGATCAAGGGGCCCAATGACGAGGTGCTTGGAATCAACGTCTCGGCGAAGACCATCAAGAACAAGGTGGCGAAGCCATTCCGCACGGCCAACTTCCGGATCATCTTCGGAAAGGGCATCGAGGAGCATGAGGAATTGTTCGACATCCTTCGCGACCATGGTCCAGACATGATTGAGAATCATCAGGTCGTGATCGAGGGCTCCGGTTCCTGGAAGGTCCTCCGTGTGACCAACGAGCAGAATGTCAACATCATTGAGAAGAAGTTCTACAAGGCTGACTTTGGCGACATCATGAACAATGCCGAGTACAAGCCTTGGGTGGACGGTCTCCTTGAAAAGGCAATGGTCAGGCTCGCATCCAATCCTGCCGACGCTGATATTGATCCTGAGTCCTACGAGGAGGTGAAAGCAGTCGCTGAGCTCCTCGGTGGCAATGATGAGATGGTTGCTCCGGAGTGAATCATGACCGGTGGGCCTGTGATGTTGGTGGACGCGTACAACCTCTTTGTGCGCAACTTCGTTGCCAATCCACTCATGGTGGAAGGCCAGCACGTCGGTGGGACAGTGGGGTTCCTCCAGTCTCTTGGTTCTCTTGTCTCCACACACAGGCCCTCCGCGCTCGTTGTAATCTGGGAAGGCGGGGGATCATCAAGAAGGCGCGCCATATTTCCCCAATACAAGAATGATCGAAGACCCCAGAGGCTTAACCGGTTTCACGAGGGGGACATTCCGGATACGGTGGAGAACCGAAACTGGCAGGTAAAGCTCCTGGTCTCGCTCTTACAGAACCTTCCTATCAAGCAGGTCTACGTCTCAGATTGTGAGGCCGACGATGTAATCGGCTACATGGCGAGGTACCATTTCAAGGATAGGAACATCCTGATCGTTTCCTCTGACCACGATTACCTCCAACTGGTGGACGATCGAGTCCAAGTCTGGTCTCCTACCTTGAAGTCAATTGTCACACACGCATTTGTCAAGGAAAAGTTTGGTGTCCCACCTCACAATCTTTGCGTTACCCGCTGCTTCACAGGAGACACATCCGATGCCCTTCCAGGAATCCCTGGCGTCGGTCTGAAGACAATGGTCAACATGTTCCCGAGGCTTGCCGGTGACGAGGAACTTACGGTAGACGACATAATTGAAATGTGCGACACTCACCCGAAACTCAACCGGATCAAGGCCCTACAGGCGATCAAGGAAAATCGAGAGGTCGCAAGAAGAAATTGGAAGCTGATGAGTCTGGATGTTTCGAACCTCAGCGGAAACCAGGTTCATAAGCTCAACTCATCATTTGAGATACCGGTCCCGAAACCGGACAAGATGAACCTGATTCGCCAGATGGTGAAGAACGGCATCAAAACATTCGACATCGACAGATTTTATTTGACCATCACCCTCAATCTCAGGAACGAATGAATGCGAGAGACCCAGTCTTCTGAGGCACTCTTCAAGCAATACGGAAAGCCATTCCAGGAGAAGATCTTTCAAGGGCTTTTGACAGATCACCATTGGGCGGCTCAGATGACAGAGGTCATGAGGTCGGATTACTTTGACCTCCGGTACCTCTCATACCTTGCCGACAAATACTTCAAGTACCACGGCAAGTACA